CGCGCCTATCTCGGTCAATTTACAAATAAAAGAACTAGTATCAGAATAGGTCAATATTTGCTACGTCGCCGTAATGAAAGAAAAACCACCTGAAAAGCCGATAACAAAAAAAACTATTCAAGACGATGAGGACATGCCAGCCTATCAAGAAATGGTTTTGTTCTATCTCTCTACAGGGATAAAAACAATTTTGATCGCTTGGTGTATCACGATAATTTCTCTTGCATACATAAAATTACCTGATAGTAAATGGTGGGTAGCGGATCAACGAATCGACGCAACATACGCCGCGGGCGTCCTTGGGGGTCTTCTTGGATCTCTCGGGGTAACTGTTGCCAACGCAGGAAAAAAGAAAGACGAAAAGAACGGTAATGCTTCAGCTAGAAAAGAAATAGAAGAATTAAAAGCAGCCTTAGCCGAGGTTTCTGCTAACCAGCAATATCAAACAATCAGAATTGAAACCCCTGTGAAAATTGTTCCTACAGGCGAAAGTCGAGTTGATCCGATAACGAATAGACCTATTAACAATCAAGGCAAATTATCATGAACCGTTTTTTACTTCTCGCTGCTTTCCTCGTAGCAACTCCAAGTTTAAAGGCTGATATACATCACACTATTTCCGCCTCGGCAAGCCTTACTACTACAGCGGCGGCAACACAGGCCACTCGCGTCGGTTCAAGTTTTTCAATTTCTGGCACTGGGGTTGATACTGCTATTGGAGATAACGCGGGGCAATTATCAGCGGGCACGATCACATCAGGAATATATAGCCCCGGTACTGTTGTTAGTACGCAGAATGCGACCGGCGGCGAATCGTTCAGTTTTAGTTCTACCTATTTACAAGGTGACGTCGTACCAACTTCGGCTTTAACAACAGGCGCAAGTCCTAATTTTAGTGACGTAATTTCTACCGCCGCAGGATCAGCAGGTGACGCAGCCGCAACCCTTACCTCGGCGCAGGCTGTAGGTCTGACCGCTGGAGGACCGGGCAGTCAGGTTGTGGGCCAAATAATTTCCGAAATAAAAATTACCGACTAATGCATTTTGCTATCATTGCTTGTTCTATAGGCGTTTTGATTTTTTGCTTGTTTAACTTTTTAATGTGGAAACATTACATGGATATACATAAATAATGAAACGAGTTTTTTTGTTGTTATTGATATTTAATGCGCCGCTAGCAAAGGCAGAAAAAATTGTTCCTAATTTTCAACAAGGAATATTAACTCAACATAGTGAAACTAAAAGTGTCATTTTGCGCGACATGAAAATATTTGATATGAGGTCAGGTTATCAATTCACGGTAGGGGGTACTAACGTTAAACCTTCAACAGACAACATCGCCCCAACAGGATTTACAGAAAAAACGGGAACAATAGGGGGAACAGCTACAACGTATGTATTACCTGATTTATCAAATAAACCTGCTTATTCAATCGTCAATGAAGGCGCGGCGTTTTCTTATTATGAAACACTAGAAACCCCCGGAATCCAGACATATACCCATCTAGTAGAAGAACACACCATCGAAAATATTACTGACAGTACAAGCACATTTCAATGAAAAAATATTTATATTTAATCGCTCTATTTATCCCTGCTAATTCTTCTTTTGCAAACACCATTAACACTACGAGTCAATCCTCCGGGTCGGTCGTAAATCAAGCGGTTCAGGTCGTTCCGGCAAGGCAATTTCAATACGCAATACAAAACACAAGTTGTCAGGGAGCAACATTAAATATTAGCCCATTTCTTTCTACTACCTACAGTTTTGGTTCACCTTATGAGCCTTATTATGAACGGCCAATCTATTCAACAAAAGATATAGTTGGTGACTTTGACGACGATGGAAACCCGACAGGTGACGGTGATGTTGATGAGCCAAATAAAATTTTAAGAACAGAGAGAGTAAGAACAGGAATGCAGGCCGGGAACACTTCTTTAAATGGTGGAATTACAGCAACCTTTTCAATACCAATAGGCAATCAATCAGCTTTAAGAAGTTGCAGGAGAGCAATGAAAAAGCAAGTTGAATTATACGAAGCATCACTAGCATCTAAGCGTTTGAATTATGAAATGACGCGGTTAGCGACATGCGGTAAGCACTTGAAAGAAGGATTAGTGTTTATTGGTGAAATGGCTAAAATCTGCGCCGATGTTCGTTTAGTAACACCGCCCAACGTCAAACATACTCACGCTATTTCTTTAAAGGGGGAAGATCCCGCTTCTGACGATAAAGATTAGTTTTAATTTCTGATCGGGTTAATTTCTTTTCTTTTTTACCTAATAACTTTTTAACTTTTCCGACTAATTGTTTAAATAATGGTTTTAATGCTTTCGTTAAAATTGGCGTTAATGTTGCCGCACTTGTAGCAACAATTGTAATCCCAAACGTAGTAGCAGCAACCGAAGCACTTGGCAGATATTTATCAGCAATATTTGTCGGCCCCCATATCTCAACACACTTTTTATTTACAACTTCAAAACCAATCACCTTTTCTTTTGCTTTGGCGTTCCTTAAATCTCCCAATCTGTACGCCTGATCTTTTGCAGGGCAATCAATTTCTTTTTCTTCTGGTAATACATCCTCACCGGGCAAATCAGCATCAGGAGGATTAGGCGGATCAGGAGGATTAGGCGGTTGAGCTTTTTGAACATATTGCATTTTCTTCGGGTTATATTCAATCGGCGTATAAGTAGGAATTAAAAAATCTATCCCCGGTTTTTGTACGTTGAGTTGTCTTGTTATATGGGGTGTATTAATTAACGTGTTGATCTTTGGTATCTGTATTTTCTGAATCTTTTCTATTTCCATCTTCTTTCTGTCTAATTAGCTCTTCTTCTTTTAAACGCAACAATGCCTCTTTGATTGCCTCGGCTTGCAAAGAATTGACCCATATTAAAAAGGAAGGGCTGGACCGGTTGATGTAGGAAGCTTTATGTCAGGAACAGGTATTAGCTTTGTAATTTGATTTGTCAAATAAGCTTTTGCTTTAGCTTGGTTGGTTGGGTTCTTAGCGTAGAAATAAAGACCCGCGCCACCTGCTAGCACTCCCACTATAAAGACTGAATTAGCAATAACAAGACAATCAATAACTTTTTTCATAGCTTTAAGCGTTGCTACGCCTCGATATTAAACTAAAATCTAAATAAAAACATGTTTGACGATATATGGAAAGAAGCCATACTTAAGGCCGCGCCAATCATGGTTATGGTTGTAGTTTTTTCAACGGTTGCTTTATTACCTGCGTATCTAATGACAGGGATATTGGTTAAACAACAAAGTCAACAACAAATAGACCTAGCTAGGCAGGTTCACTAAGACCAAGGAACACCAACTTTTTCAGTCGGGGTATTAATTAAATCTATTTCAGCTTTTAAGCCGTTTTCTATTGCTGTAACTTGTGTTGCACCAACTGCGGATTTCACCCATTCCAAGCAATTCTCTTTGGTCACGTCATTAAAAGCAATAAAGCCACTTGGCAAGGATGAAGGCTCAGTAAATTCAACTTGTCCAGTAGCTCTTGCTTTCTCAGTGCTTCCGTCCATTCCTTTTACTCTGTACACAATTGTTGAAATAAACCCGTTAGAAACGTTTGACAACATTTGAGATTCGTTGATTTCCCAGTTATAGGAGTACGCCATTGTTAAAGACCTTTTGTGAATAGTTTAATACGTTTAAGTAGCAGAGGTACCAATTAGTTTTTCAAGCACTTTTAAAGCACCTTGATCTTCCATTATTGGCTGTGTTAAAGCCTGCCCCTCTTCTTGTAGCTTTTTTATTTGTGCTTGTATCTCTTGAACTTTGGCAATATTAGAATCAAGCCTTGCTTTAACTGTTGTTAGTTCCTCTTGAGGTGTTGTCATTTATTTAGCCTCCAATGCAGCTACTTTTGTTTCTAATGTCTCTATTTTTGCCATAGCTTCTTGCAATGCTTTAATAGCTTTCATGTAAAGTATTGAATATTTAACTGTTTTATAAGTACCTTCAACACCACCTTGCATTGATTTACTTTCACTAACCAAACCAGGCGAG